TGAGGGATGAAGGCGTTGTCCGCAATGCGGAGGATGGTGTCGCCGGTGGTGAGTTGGTAGGTCATGGGTTAGAGCTCCGCAGATGCGGTCCAGTTGTTGTAAACAATCACACCCCCATTTGCCGACGTTGTACCGTAGGGAATAAAACCGCTGACGGCGATGTTGGTCGTTGTGGCGCCCGAAGCGTTTGTGTAAGAGAAAGGCGTTAGTGCGATTGTTGGCGTCGCACGCTTGGTAGCTGCAAACGCAACGTGAGCGCCAACCCCAATGCCAGCAGTTGCATAGCCAGTAAAGCCAGATGTACCGACTTCGTAGTACCTCTGACACAACGCCAGCTCCTGCCCGTAGCTCCTGCGCTCAAACGGGGTGGCGACGCTGCCGGCTTCAAGTTGGACGCCGGTGATGTTAAGTGTGGCATTTAGGGTTGAAATCAAGTTCACAGAGCCAGTCGGCTGAAAAATGTTTGAACTAGCCCAAGCATTAGCAGTTCCGCTGCTAGAAGAACCAACCCCAATGCTAAAAATTAGGCGAATGCCGTTTTCGTTGTTAGTCAACCACGTTCCGGTTGTATCACCAAGAATTGTGATTGTTTTATATGCCCAAGTATTTGCGCTACTAATTGTGTAGCTAAACGGATAAGTTCTGTTGAAATCTGCATTGCTTAAACATCCGCCAAATGTTCCTGTAACGCTAGATTTGACCCAAAAAGAAATCGTAATAGTTGAAGCCCCAGAAGCTCCAAAACCAAAATCAGCTACATTAAAACCTTCAATGTTCTGAACAAACAAATAGCGTTGAGACGCACCAATAGAAGCATCTGCAGTTGTTACGGTTATTTTTGCAGAATTTACAAAGCTAGCGGGGGCATCAGCAACTCTTTGTACGGTAAAAACACCATCAGCACTTTCCGTAAAAGTTTGAAAGCGATCTAATTGGTAGCCCGCATCTGTCGCGGTAACACTCGCCCCAGCATTGCGCTGGTCGATCCGCATGTCGCCGTTGATGATGCGGTTGCGAGCACCACTGAGTGCCCCACCGTTAAGGCTGCTGAGCTGCGCGGTGGCACTGCCGTCTGATGCCAGCACAAAGGCGGGCGAGGCTGCTGAGGCGTGTTGAAGGTTGGTAACTTTGATCGAAGACACTTAGCTCACCTCCTGGGGGGCGTAGTAGGAAAACTCTTTGTGCAGGCTAAGCGAAGCCTCTTTATAAGCCTCTGCCGCCTCCTCTGCCGTCTTGAAATAACCGAGATAGTGACGTTCGTTGTTGTGCCGAATGACTGCGGCAAACTTGTCCTTGTAAGCCCTATTCACACCCTTGGGTAATTTGCGTGACGCAGTGGGCTTGCGGTTTTGCATATTCTGAATCTTGTTTGCCAGCCGCAGGTTGGCGGGATCGTTATTGGCACGGTTGTTGTCGATGTGATCTACCTGAAGCGAAGGCCATTCGCCGTGCGTGAAATACCAGACAAGGTGATGCGCTTTTAAGGTTCGCCGGGGCTTGGTACTGGTGCGGCAAACCATGTAGCCATTGGACTGCAGACCGCAATAAATGGGGTCGCCAGCCTGAATACCTTTGGACAAACCATGGCGGATCCAGATCAGAACGCCATCGTCGTTTATGCCCCAAGAAGAGTCGATCCACTCCATGATTTCGGGCGTCGGCTTCTTAGGAGTGTCGTGAGTACTCATGATCAGCCCTCGTACAGGATGTTGATCGACCCGGCGTCAAACGTGTCGGTGCCGTTGACGGTGGTGATGCGAACGCGGTCTAGGGTGCCGGAGAGGGTGACGTTCCCACCGCCTGTCATATTAGTAATAAAACTGGAGGTATCACCTAGGGAATGTGATGCCACCCAAACATTGCCGGATATATTTGTAAAGATCATGTGGCCAATTCTGGTGGATCCTGCAACGTTTTGCTGAAGAATCATGCCAACAGTAGATGTAGCAACAGCAGTGGCATTTGCTCCATAAACATTGCCAGATGAGCTGACGTAACCAGAGGTGGTAACGCTGCCTGCACCTATCTGAACAATTACAGCGCTGGTTCCATTCGTACTTACCCCATTAAACATCACCGTCACTCGCTTCACCCAACTCGGGATGCTGGTGAAATCGATGCTTGTGCCGCTGGTGCTGTTTTGAGCGGTGGCAAGAGTCATCCGCCCGCGATCAGCAAAGCTCAGGGTGCCGCTGCCGTTGGTGACCAGCGCTTGATCGGCTGACCCATTACCAGTTGGAAGCACCAGCGTGTTCGACCCAGCCACCGCCGGAGCGTCGATCTCGGTATAGCCCGATGTGCTGCCGTTCAGTCTCAGTGTCATTTGTTTGCCTCCAGGGCGGTCTTGATTTCGTCAGGGGTAGACGCGCCTTCGATCACGTCTTGGATCAGGGCGTACTTATCGCGGATCTGCTGGCGGGCTTCTTCCGCTGCGGTGGCATCAGCACCAGGGATCTGCTTGGCGATCACCTCGTCGTAGGGGGCAAACTCGTCAGCGCGTTGTTGGCGGCGATGGTCGTGGCCGATCTCTTTGCATTTGTCGAGGTCGTGCTCCACGCAGCAGTCGCCCATCACCCACGCATTGCGGAAGTAGCGGTCGCTGGGGATGTCGGCTTCGTCCACGATTTCGTAGGGCACGCCTTCGGGAACATCCTTGAGAGCCAGTTCGACGGACTCGGTTGGGATGATGATGGAGACTCCGCCGGTCTCGTTTTGGTAGATGATCCTGTTCATGGCGTTAGCGGAAGATGGCGACAGAAAGGTATGTTGGGTCTGTTACGGAGCTTATATTTCCTGTGCTAATCCTGATCAAAGACGAGGTTATGAAAGGTGCAGCTATCTCGCGCAGCACGATTACTGGTGCAGCAGTAGCCCCCATTGACGTAGTGCTCAGGGCAAAAGCGTAATTAGCATCGGTTAATGCATTTGTAAAATTAACCGTAAAGTCTCCGACTCCATTGTCGGTAATGCTGCTCACGTTGTAGCTGGCGCGGATCGCCACGGTCGAGGTGCCGTTGAAGTTCACCCACGCTTTGCAGGTCGTGCCGGTCAGCTTGGAATCGTCAATCGCAGCACTGGCATTAACATCAGCATTAACAATCGCGCCGCTGGCAATCTTTGCGCTGGTGACAGCATCTGCCGCAATGTCATCCGTGGTGATCACGCCATCGGGCAGGCCGCCTGCTGTAATTCCGGTTACGGTTCCGGATCCGTTAATAGTAATAGGCATAATTAAACAATACTCCAAGCAGATCCAGAGGGCACGACAACTGTTACCCCAGAGTTAATAGTTACGGGGCCTGCTGTCAGGGCGTTTTTGTTAGTTCCGATGGTGTAATTCTGAGTGATTACGGTATCATTTTCATAGAAAACTTGATCCGTGCCTCCACCCAGTGCACCACCAGCAAGACCCCAAGACAGCACACCCGCACCGTCAGACTTCAGGGCATAGCCACTGACAGAAGCATCAGTTGCAGGAAGCGTCCAAGTGACGTTAGAAGCAATGGTGCTTGGAGCTTGGAAGGCAACCCAGTTACCGCCGTGACCCGTTGCTTCACCGAAGCGCAGATCCGACTGGTTATCCAGAGTGACGTTGCCGGTAAGGGTTCCACCAGTAGAAGCAAGAACACCGGGAAAAGTTTGACTACCGTTAAAGGTAATATTCCCGGTCATTGTGCCACCGGTGAGATTCAGCTTCTCATCAGTTAGCTCTTGGACAGCGTTCTGAACATTGGTAGCAGCAATGGTGCTGTACGGAGTAAAGCTAATATTGACAGCATCACCAGGTACATAAGCCACCACCCAAACAGTACCGGTGTAGACCTTCATCACCGAAGAGGTGGTGTTGTAATAAAGGTCACCAGCGTTCAGAGGGTCCCCGTCGTTATCAACGGTTGGATCGCTTGCTTTAGCACCTAGGTAACGGTCATCAAAGCTGTCAAAGGCTGCCAGAGCAGAAGCAGCAGAGCTAGCGGCAGAGGTGGCACTGTTGGCAGCGTTAGTGGCACTTGTAGCTGCGTTAGAGGCGCTTGTAGAGGCGTTAGACGCAGAGGTAGAAGCAGAGCTAGCAGATGTTGAAGCGTTAGAAGCTGAGGTAGAAGCGTTAGAAGCTGACGTTGAAGCAGAGCTAGCAGAGGAAGCTGCGTTCGTTTCACTAGTTAAAGCAGCAGCAGCACTTGCAGCAGCAGCAGTAGCCGAAGCACTTACGGAACCAACGTTGCTGTCTACATACGCTTTAGTAGAAGCGTCAGTGTTGCTGGTTGGTGTTGCAAGGTTTGTGATCTTAAAGCCGCCCAAAGACAGGGCAGCTTGCATTGCTTGAGAACCATCTCGCAGTATTACGTTGGCGTTGTTGGTTGTAATTTTGCTGTCAATACGATTATCAACAGCACCAGTAGTAGGAGCGTGAGCGTTATCAGAAAGCCAGGTTTCACTGCTACCAATAAAACCAGCAAGAGCACTCAGGTCACCACTACCAGTAGTTAGAGCACCATAGGTATCCGAAAACTCTTGAAGAGCAAATCGGTTCTGTTTATCTGAGTTATTAAGATCTTGTGCCGTTAGTGTTGAACCAGCTGTAAAGCTGACACTGGCATCAGCAATATCAGTTGTACGAGTAATAACAACTGTGGCACCACTAACAGCAGTACCAAGCACAATGGCGGTACCAGCGCTATTAAAAGTGTAATCAGTACCTTGGGTTTTGAGGATACCGTTAACGGTTACAGCAATGTCAGCTTGCCTTAGGTATTGAATAGAGTTGCCACTGCTATTAGTAAGGGCAAACGTTGTACCAGAAGCACTGGTGTAAGTGACTGATGCGTAAGCCATTAGTAAATCAGCTTCAGGATGTCTTGTTCTGTTTTAGCTTTTTGGTACCGTTGGTAGGCCTTTTGAGCATCAACAGGAGCGCCGTAAGTGATCGGCTTTATACTCACTTTACCCTTCTCATCTACGGTTTCAATTCCGTTGCTAAGAAACTCTTCAGCAGCATCACGAACCATAGAGCTGCGTAACTCCATTAGTGCCATACGTTTAGTCATTTGATCAGTTGCATCAACATAAGGAGCTTGTTTTGCATCAAGGGTTAAAGAATTTTTAGGATCATCAATAAGGTCTTTGTAATAAACTCCCTCAGTACCAGGAATGGGAGTTCTGTTTTCTACAAGGTCTTTAAAGGCTTGATACACAGAACGACCAGCATCATCACGATACTCAGAACCAAGGAACCTACGGAAACGGTTAACCATTACATCGTTAGCCACAATGCCGTATTTACCTTGAAATACTTGCCCAGGAGGTTTGATACCGTGACGGAACAGCTCCATGTCCACAACGTCAGAGGCGTTAGGAACAGGCCAATGACGACCCAAAAATGTGGTCATTACACTGGCTTGAGTGGGGCCGGTGTACATCACATCACCAGGCTTGTACCAATGAGCTTGGCGATAATCACCTTGCTTAACAGCTTTTAAATTTGCTTCTGACAGGAATCCATCCATACCTTCAACAAGAGGAAGAATACCAAGACGGTTAGCAAATAAAGCAGCACCTTGAGCAACAAATTTACCAATTTTTAATACATCTCTAGTTCCTTCAGCCCATTGCTCCCAATAAGATAAATCTTCGCCAAGACGGGGATCAGGCTCTTTAACTGACACAACACCAGCACCTTCACCAGACAGCACTGGACGAGCTCCATAAGCCTCGTTAGTGGCCCTCAGAATACCTTGACGGAGACCAGGAAACCTAACGCCACCAACACGCTCAGCAAAGTCAAGAATGAAATATTCAGCGTCTTTAGGTTTTTCAAGAATAGAAATAACGGTGTCAATACCAGCCAAAGCAGGAGTATCCATCAAAGTAGCTCCCATTGCCATAATTGACGAACCAACAATACGAGTTACATCTGAATCAGAAGCACTTTTACGGAAGTCCCTGAAGTTAGCTGCATAAGCCAGTAATTCTCCTACATAGGGCAACCAACGATACGGAACCCATTGACCAGCAATTTTGATGCTGTACATCGGGATGTAAGCACCATTAGCTTCTTGATACTGATCGCGTTGACCACCAGTAATTTCAAGAGCGTTAGTTTCTACAAGAGATAGCACACCAACGTTCATGGCTGTAGAAAGCGTCAAGCCAGAACGAGCGCGAGCTCTAGTGGCTGGATCTTTGCTAAACAGTTTGCTTTGGAACCCAAGAATACTGGTGGCTATTTTGTCAGAATCAGCGTTTTTATCAATAAACCGACGAACACCAACAGCAGCTTCAAGCCCTAAACCAGTAGGAACAGGAGTACCAGGGAGAGGTTGTGTGTAATAGAAGTGGTGTTTGTGGGCGTTAAGAGGGGTTTTGATATAAGGAGTAAGGAACGTAGTAAACCAGTTGATGTTGCCGTCAGCGCCACGGTTCTTAAGGCGGTCATACATTGCCTTCCAAGCGTCGTCCTCCATAGGCATCATCATGTCCATTGCCAAGGCAAGATACTGAGCATCTCGGTCAGCAACGGCGTAGGCAATGTCTTCCGCTTTGTCCCCAACACCAACAGAAACAGGACGCAAATACTCTTCGTAATACTTTTTGTCTACTGCAGCTTCAAAACCATCTGTACCTTTGATATACAGAGGTCGTCCAGCAGCATCAACCATATCTTCAACTTCAATTTGAGCTTTTGCACGAGCGTAAAGGTTTGCCATAGTGCCACCAATAAACTCTGTGCTGATTTCAGAAGCAGCAAGAGGAAGACTTCCACCAAGACGCTCACCAGAAGCCAGCTTTGATTCAAAAGGAGTTACAGCGTCTTTGGTCAGTCGAGGAAGCAAAAATCTATCAAAAGCACCTTGAGGGCTAAAATCGTAGCGGAACTTTGCATAACGACCCATAGCGGTGTCAGGCATTTCTTTGTAAGCATCGCCCAACCAAAATTGATCATGGAATTGGAACCAGTTAACAAGAGTATGGTTCCTAAGTTTTTGAGTTTGTTCTTCACCTAAGCGACGCTTAAGCATCCCCAAAATACCTTTGTCGCTAACACCCTCAGAATCGTTCATGATTCCAAGAAGCTGCGACTCACGAATTGGGTCTTTTACTCGTACATCAGCTTCAAACTTTCCAGAGTTATCAATTGGTGTAATTGCATCCGTAATAATGCTGCGATTAAATTGACGACTTTTGTAAACCCATTTGGCAACATTACCAGCCATTTGAGTAAAATCTTG